GATACCCAAGAGAAATAAACGCCGGTGGAAGCTCAAGAAAGAGCGGGGCAGTGTGGGGGCGGGAAAGCGACGATGAGCTATACGATGCTGGTTCTATACCTCATTGGCTCCGCGTCCGCCGCAGACCTAGCCCAGCCACGCGCGACATTCGATCAGCGGTTCGGGGAATGGCGAGCACGGGCAATCTGGATTTGGAGCCCGATACCGCCGGCAGAATCCTCTCGCTATTGGGGTACGAGCTTGGCCTACACGTTGAAAGACAAAACCAAATGAGCAAGCTGCCAAAATTGGCGAGCCTGACGAAGGCTTATGACCAACTGGTACACAACATCGAGGCTGACGCCGAGAAGGCCCATAACCGCATTGCTTCGACTGACGCCCGCCGTCCGGTTGTGATGGGGAAAATCCACGAGGGCATCGGGGCTGTGAACACGAGTTTGGATGACATTAACTCAGTGTTTGATTCACTAATTGGTGACAACAGCCCCCCTTTAGAGAACTCAGACAACTCGCCGACCTCGCCCGCTGGGCAGTCAACTGAAAACCCTACGTAGCGCCGAAGCAACGGCGCATCAGATTTAGACCATGGCGGTCCTGACCCCGAATGAATGTAAATGGCTAAAGCACCGACAGATTTGAGAAGTTTGGCGCGTTCTCATACGGACACGGCCGTTAAGACGCTCGCCAGCATCATGAACATGAGCGACGCGCCCCATGCGGCCCGTGTCAGTGCGGCTGCCCATCTGTTGGATAGGGGCTGGGGCAAGCCAAAGCAGCCAGTGACCGGCGGCGATGAAGATGATCGGCCATTGAAGATCGAGCAGATTCAGAGAGTAATCATTGACCCTACAAATACCAACCGCGAGGGCACTGAGGCCGCTACTTGAGCCATCCCGGTTCAAGGGGGCTTATGGCGGTCGCGGGTCCGGCAAATCTCATTTCTATGCCGAGCTGCTGGTTGAGGAATGTTTCAGAAGGCACGGCACCCGCGCGGTTTGTATCCGCGAGGTGCAAAAGACGCTGGCGCAATCCTCAAAGCATCTAGTTGAAAACAAAATACAGGCTCTTGGGCTCGGCGAGCATTTCCATATCACCAAGGAAAGCATTGAGACGCCCGGCGGCGGGATGATCCTGTTCCAAGGCATGCAGGACCACACGGCCGAATCAATCAAGTCATTGGAAGGCTGTAGGCTTGCTTGGGTCGAGGAAGCACAGACGTTAAGCGCTCGGTCGCTGTCGTTGCTTCGGCCAACCATTCGAGAGGCAAATTCGGAAATCTGGTTTAGCTGGAACCCTCGACGCAAGTCAGACGCTGTAGACGAGTTTCTGAGGTCTAAGAAACCCGATAACGCAATCGTTGTTAAGTGCAATTGGCGCGACAACCCATGGTGGAACCAAACGCTTGAGGCGGAGCGGTTACTAGACCTCAAGCTATATCCTGAACGCTACGATCATATATGGGAAGGCGATTACGCCAGGGCGTTTGAGGGTGCCTATTTCGCTGGTGCCTTGGCCACAGCAAAGGCGGAAGGCCGCATCGGCCGTGTTTCGGCTGACCCCTTGCTGCCAATACGAGCCTTCTGGGATTTGGGCGGTTCTGGTGCCACAGCGGACGCCATGGCCATTTGGATTGTCCAGTGGGTTAATCGCGAGATTCTGGTTCTCGACTACATTGAGGGCGTTGGCCAGGTCTTAGCCTACTACGTCAATGAGCTACGCAAGCGCGGCTATCAGCGAGCGATCTGTGTCCTGCCACATGACGGGGTGAACGAGAACAACATCACCGGCAAGCGCTACGAGGACCATCTGCGCGACGCTGAGTTCGAGACGATGGTTGTCCCGAATCAGGGGCGTGGCGCGGCTTCCATGCGGATCGAGGCGGTTCGCAGGATCATGCCCAAGTGCTGGTTTAACGAAACCAAGACTGAGCCGGGGCGTGACGCGCTCGGCTACTACCACGAAAAGAAAGACGAGCAGCGCAATGTTGGACTTGGTCCTGAACATGATTGGTCGTCACACGGCGCAGACGCATTTGGGCTCATGGCAATAGCCTATGAGGAGCCTGACGCGCCCGGCCATGACGAAGATGACGATGATCGACAGCGCTCACAGCAGCGCGGCCGGAATAAGGTGACGGGGTATTGATGAGGGAGATAGCAATGGACTTCTTCTCTGCATTGTTCGGGCCTTACCGTGGATTTGTATGCGATCCGCGTGACCAGCAGGCTGTGTCGCAAGTTCAGCTCCAAGCAATGCAGGAATACGGATGGCTAGTGATGGCAGGCCGTGAGCCGCAAGAAACAATGTTTGAATACATGCGGGCCGCGCAGGCCAAGTGGGATGCCTCGTTGAGCGATCGCTATGCTGCCTTCTGTAAACGCCTAGACGCCGCTCTAGCGGGGCGCTCAGGCGTGACGGGGTATTGATGGCACGACGGAAACAGCCCCCTCGGTTGGAATTTCGCTTGCGCCCTCACCCGAGCGGGCGACCCCGACGCAATAGCGCAAGCCGATCATATGGGTTTTGGCGCAGGCCACCTGATGAGCCATTAACGCCTGGTCTTCGGCATAGCGGTTATGACTTGCACGATTGTGGATTTCATCGAGGGCTTTATTCGCCCGATGAGGATGATTGCTAGATGGCTTACGGCGCTTCACAACCAGACAAGAAGCGCTCGCCCGCCATCGCCACCATTCTCACCAAACTCCTGACCTATGAGCAATCGCAGAACATTGCCGAGCTAATCCTCAATGACGAGGACGGCCAGGAAGACCTCAACAAGATCGGCTATGAGGTTGAGCGTGAATACAAGATCGACAAGAAATCCCGCGCTGATTGGGAGGTGACCGCAGAGCGGGCGATGAAGGTTGCTCTACAGGTTCGGGAGCCCAAGAACTACCCCTTCCAGGACGCAGCCAATATCAAATATCCGCTGGTGACCGTTGCTGCCCTTCAGTTCGGGGCGCGGGCTTATCCTGCGATTGTGGACGGCAACCGGGTTGTCAAGGCTCAGGTATTGGGCAGCGACAATGGGGTGCCGCTGCAAGGGCAGCAGGCCATGCCGAACCCCATGGCTCAGGGTCAGATGCCGCAGGGTACGCCTCCCGAGGGTATGCCGCCTGAAATGGCGCAACAGCAGCCACAGCAGCAATGGCAAGTGAAGCCCGGAGCCAAGCGCGCCAAGGCTGACCGTGTTGCGGCGCACATGAGCTATCAACTTCTCCAGCAAATGGAGGAATGGGAGGAAGACACCGACGTTCTGTTGCACCATCTCCCGATTATCGGCTGCGCCTTTAGGAAGGTGTGGCGCTCGGAGGAGCTAGGGCGCAACAAGGCCGAGATGGTCCCGGCCATGAATCTGGTGGTGAACAACAAGGTTCGGAACCTTGAGGAAGCCCCCAGGATTACCCACGAGATATTCCTGTATCCCCAGGAAATCGAGGAGCGCAAGCGAACCGGCACGTTCCTGAATATCGAGCTGGACGCGCCGACTTCCTCGGCGGACATTGACGCAGACGACGTTGACGCGCCGCATTGCTTCCTCGAACAGCATCGCTTTCTGGATTTGGACGAGGATGGCTATCGAGAGCCGTATATTGTCACGGTACACAAGGATAGCTGCAAGGTTGTTCGGATTGTCGCGAACTACCGGGTTGAGGACATCAAGGACGACGGCAAGCGCATCACCCGCATTCCGCGCGGCCACTATTTCGTCAAGTACAGCTTCATCCCAGACCCCAAGGGCGGGTTTTACGACATCGGCTTTGGGGCATTGCTGGAGAGCCTGGGAGAGACGATCGACACCGTGATTAATCAAATGCTCGACGCAGGGCATTTGCAGAACGCTGGCGGTGGCCTGATTGCCTCTGACGTGCGGTTCAAGAAAAACAAGCTGACGGTATCGCCCGGCAAGTTCGAGCAGGTTGGGGTCAACGGGGATATCCGGCAGAAGATTCTGCACCATCAATTCGCCGGCCCGTCACCCGTTCTGTTCAACCTCTTGGGCATGATGATCGAGGCTGCGCGGGACATTACGGCAGTCAAGGACATCCTGACCGGGGACAGCGGGGATAAGGGCGTCCAGACGGCGACAACAACGCTCGCCATGATCGAGCAGGGGTTGAAGGTCTTCACCGCGATTTACAAGCGCGTTTATCGCGCAATGGCGGATGAGTTCAAACTGCTGTTCAAGCTGAATGCCCAGCATATGGAGGACCAGGAATATTTCACCTTCCTCGATCAGGAACAGGCCATTGCGAAGGACGACTATGACTTGGCGTCCATGGATATTGTGCCGGTTGCTGACCCGAAGATGGTCACGGACATGCAGCGCTCGGCGAAGGCTAATGTGATCCTGCAAGTCGCTGGAAGCCCGCTAGGCACTGCCATGAACCCGCAAGAGGCAGTGAAGCGGATATTCGACGCGACTGGCATGGAGGAGCCTGAGAAGCTGATTGCGCAGCCACCAGGTCCGCCGCCTGACCTGGTGGCTAAGGTCGAGAAGGATTTGGCTGATGTTGACCTCAAGAAAGCCCAGACGAAGAAAACTCTGGTGGAGGCTGAGGTGGCTCCTCGGGAGTCCGAGCACGAGGCTGGCCTGAAAGAGGCTGACTTGCTGCTACGCGAGGCAGACCAGCAGCATAAGCAGGTCATGGAAAAGGCCGGCATGGAGCTAGAGGTTGCCGGCATGTCGGATGATTCACAGCGGCAGGATCGGCAGCAGGAGATTGACGCGACGTTCACGGCGGCTGAGTTGCGTCAGCGTGCCGAAAGCGATGAGCGGAATTTTCAGGCGGCTAAAGCCAAGGTCAAAGCCACCAGCAAATGAAAATCGAGAAAGAAGACTTTGAACAGTGGCAGGCACACCCCGTCACTGAGGAAGTGGTGCGTGCATTACGCACCCTTTCCGAGCATGCCAAGCAGAAATGGATTGAAGCCAGTAGGGAGGGTGGCAACACCGACCCGCTGCTGCTGACTGACCTGAGAGCAAGACACGAGATCATTAACGACCTCTGTGAACTGACCTATGAGGAACTAGCGAGAGAGCTTTATGAAGAAAATGAGCAATGAGAGTGGAATTTCGCCTACCGAGTTCAAGTGTTTGATATT